GTTTGGTTCGATTACGTAGTGGTTGGTGATAAAGAAGGTGCAGGTAAAACCTATAATACATCTACATCACTAGTATCGGATTATTCAAACGTTCCATATAATCATATTCCATATTATAGTATAAACTCCATAGGTAAAAATTGGATATACCGATACACACTTGCATTAGCAAAAGAAACGCTTGGTAATGTTCGTGGTAAATATGACAATGTACCTATTCCAGACCAAATAATTAAAATGGACGGTGACCTTCTTCGTCGTGAGGGTAAAGAAGAACGTGAACTTCTTATTAAAGAAATACGTGAAACATTGGAACAAACCGGATTACAAGCACAAATGAAGAAGCAAGCAGAAAATGCTAAAATGATGCAAGAATTATTTGGTAAAGTCCCAACTTTAATTTATATCGGATAATATGCCACGTTTCGTATCTCAAAGAGATTTTAATTTTTTTCAACACATTAACCGTGAATTATTGGTCGATGTGGTGGACGTAGATGTAATCTTATACAAGATTGCATTAGAAACCACTGCGATTAACATCTATGGAGAATCAACAGAAAAAGCACGTTATACTGGTGTAGAACTTAAAGCATTAGTTAAATATCCAAAAGTTCAAACTGATACAAGGGATGGGTTCGGTGTAGACGTAACACAGAATGTTGAATTTAGATTTGCGAGAAGATTGTTGGCAGAAGTAGAAACCTATCCAGAACCAGGTGATATTGTAGAGTATAACGGACTATTCTATGAAATAGACATGACGCAAGATTCACAACTTATCGCAGGTCAACCAGAATATTCCACATCACTACTTTGCTTAGCACATCTAACTCGTCGTAGTGGTATTCAAATTGAGGAGGCTAATACATAATGGCCGACTATAGTAACAGAAAAGTAACAGATAAAGTAAAACAAGTAGTTGATAATACAAAAACTACAGAATACCAAAATCGTGCGTATGACACAAAAACCGATGCATCGGATACACCAATCACGGTTACATTATTAACAATTGATGAAACACTTATTAAGTATTTATCTGCAAGAATACAACCTATTTTATCACAAGATGGTAAATCGGTAAAGGTACCTATAATTTATGGTAATCCTGAACGCTGGAAAAGTGTTCAAAAAGATGGTGTTATACGTGATAAATTTAATAAGATACAACTACCAATCATTATGATACGTAGAACTGGTCTAAAGAAGAACTTAAAACAAAACTCACCAGTTAACAAGTATTTAGAACGGGAATTTGAAACTGGATGGAACAAATATAACCCATATGATAGATTTGCCGCAGTAAATGGTATTAAACCAGTTAAAAAGTATATTACAACAGTAACTCCTGACTATTTTGATCTTACATATGAATGTATAATCTGGACAGAATATATGGAACAGATGAACAAAGTCATTGAACAAGTGTCATTTGAGGACGATGAGTATTGGGGTGACAGAGGGCAGTACAAGTTTAGAACACGAATTGATGAGTACAAAACTGATACAACTCTACCAAACGTACAAGATAGATTGGTCAGAACTACGTTTACATTAAATGTGTCTGCGTACCTCCTACCAGAGAGAATGGTCAATAAAACAGGTCAAATTATGCAGACCTCTCAAGAACGATTTTCAGTTAAAAAAATCGTCACTTTTACTGAATTAGAAGAGGGTTAAAAGTCGTGTTTCACAAAAATAATCTATATTTATAATACGAGTACAGATATACATAAGGAGGTTATATGACAGAAGTTACGAAGTTAACGGATGAAGAGTTATCATCTGTTAAAAGTTTGCGTGAAGAAATTATTGGTTCCATTTCCACAGTGGGTCAATTAAAATTGACGCACGATTTAATGAACGAAGATTTAACATCGGTAAAATCAAAGCTTGAAGAAGAAGTAGTAAAATACAAAGCATTACTAGTTAAAGAAAAAGGATTAGTTGATGAATTGTTAAAGAAATATGGAATGGGTTCTTTGGATGTCGAAACTGGTGTATTCACCCCTGAGCAATAAGTAATATTGGAGATTCCGTATGGCAGAACGCATTGTTAGTCCTGGCGTTTTCACACAAGAACGTGACCTTAGTTTTCTAGAACAAGGCGTTGGTGAAATTGCTGGTGCATTTATCGGTCCAACAGCAAAAGGACCAGCATTTATTCCAACTGTAGTTACAAGTCAACAAGACTTTGAAAACAAGTTTGGTGCACCTGATGGTAAGTCATTCTTAGGATTGACTGTAAAAAACTATCTTCGTGAATCAGGACGAGCAACTGTTGTTCGTGTTCTTGGTCTAGACGGATATAGTAATACAAGCCACACACCAGCAATTATTAAAGCAACTGGTACTAGTGGTTCGTTTGTATATGCTGTTATTCATCCTACCGTGTCCGGAAGCGACCTTACAGCAGTAAGTGCTTCTGGAACATCAACAAACTTTGCAGTTACCGTTACAAGTTCAAATGGATCATTTACCGGCACAGGATTAACATCAACCACAGCAGCAGGTGGATATATCGGAAACTTCTTTGGATTTGGAACTACTGGTACAAAGGGTGGATACATCTATTCTATCTTCCCAGAAGCAATAGTAAGTGGTGGTGCATCGGTAGTAATGTCAGCAGAACTTAGTGCAGACTTATTGTTCTTAACTGGCAGTACATATGGACCATACTCATTTGCAACAACTCCTTGGATTCAATCACAAACACTTGGTGGTGTTAACCAAAACTTATTTAAGGTTCATACATTAAGTGATGGCACATCAGCAAATAAGCAAGTAAAAATTAGTGTTCTTGGTCCAAAGAAAGCAATTGTATCTGGAACTTACGGAACATTCTCACTTCAAGTACGTGACTTTACAGACACAGATGCAAATCCAAGTGTACTAGAACAATATGATAATTTAACACTTGACCCATCTGACGCAAATTTCATCGCTCGTCGTATCGGTAACAGTGCACCTGTAACCGACCCAAATACTGGTGAACGTTATTTCCAAGGTGATTTTCAAAATAACTCAGCATATGTTCGCGTTGAAATGGCAGATGGTTCGGAAAATATATCACCAGATGCATTACCATTTGGATTTGCAGCATTAAAGTCACCAATTGGATATTCTGGTTCAGCAGTTCCAGTACCAACATACATTAGTTCAAATTGGGTATCTGGTAGTAGTCGTGGATATAGTACCACCGCAACATACAACAGTAACGCATGTTATGGATTTGAATTCTCTGATATTCCAACTACTAATATGTCATACTTGGCACCACTTCCAAGTGGTTCAATAACTCGTGGTAGTGACTTCAATCTTGAAAACTTAGCATCAAATGAATTATATGATGCAAACGGTACTGGATATACAGTTGCACAATATCTTGCAGGTGCAGCACCAACATTAGCATCACTCTTGAAGTTTACAGTTCCATTCCAAGGTGGATTTGATGGTGACAATCCAGCACGTTTGATTAATATGTACGATGGTATTACATCAACAAACACACAAGGATTTAACTTAAGTTCAGCAACAACAGCTGGTTCACGTGCATATAAGAAGGCATTAGATGCAATCAGTAATCCAGACGCATACGATATTAACTTGTTGGTACTACCTGGTGTTATCTACAACGACCACTCATACATCGCAAACTACGCATTAAGTGTTTGTGAAACACGTGGTGACTGTTTCTACATTATGGATACAGTGGGTGCAAGTGCAACAATTACAGAAGCTGTAAATACCGCAGCATTAATTGATAGTAACTACGCAGCAACATACTATCCTTGGGTAAGAGTGTTGGATACAAACACAAATAAGTTTGCATTTGTTCCACCATCAGCGGTACTTCCAGAAGTATACGCATATAGTGATAATACAGCAGCAGAATGGTTTGCACCAGCAGGTTTAAATCGTGGTGGAATTCCAGGAGCAGCAGGTGTTAAGGTTCGTTTGGCACAAGCACAACGTGATTCACTATACGAAGGTAAGGTTAACCCAATCGCACAATTCCCAGGACAAGGTATCTGTGTATGGGGTCAAAAGACATTACAACGTCGCTCATCAGCACTTGACCGCGTAAATGTTCGTCGTTTGTTAATCACTGTTAAGAAGTTCATCGCAAGTTCAGCACGTTTCCTCGTATTCGAACAAAATGTTGAAGCAACTCGTCGTCGTTTCCTCAACATCGTAAATCCATTCTTGGCAAACGTACAAGAACGTTCAGGTCTCTACGCATTCCGTGTTATTATGGACGAAACCAATAATACACCAGACGTAATCGACCGCAACTTATTGGTTGGTTCATTGTATCTCCAACCAACAAAGACCGCAGAATTCATCAAGTTGGATTTCAACATCCTTCCAACTGGTGCAACATTCGCTGGTTAATAGGTTATATTTTTAACTTACCGACTATTTATAGTAAATCTGTTAGGAGATACACATGGCAAACAATATCGTAGCCGAAAATGAAATTTTCTTTACGGCGTTCGAACCAAAAGTTAAAAATCGCTTTTTAATGTTAATTGAAGGCGTACCAGCTTACATCGTAAGAAAGGTCAGCCGTCCAGAAATTCGTCAAGATACCATTAAAGTTCCACACATCAACACCGTTCGTTTTGTTAAGGGTGTGTCTGTATGGCAACCAATGACTTTGACCCTTTACGATCCTGTTGTACCATCAGGTGCACAAGCAGTAATGGAATGGGTTCGTCTCCACCACGAATCAGTAACAGGTCGTGACGGATACGCAGAATTCTATAAGAAAGATTTAACACTTCAAGTATTAGGTCCAGTCGGTGATAAGGTCGAAGAATGGATTATCAAGGGTGCACAAATTACACGTGCAACATTTGGTGACCTCGAATGGGCAGATACCAGTGATAACGTAGCAATTGAATTAGAAATTCAACCAGACTACTGCGTATTGAACTACTAATCCAAAAAACTCAGGATGTATTTATCCCCTTCGTGATGCAGGTGTTCTATACTCACGAAGGGGATTTTTACTTATAAAATCTATTTGTATCAATTGAAATGATACTTATATAGAGGTAGAAATATTTTTAACTTGGGTGTGTAATATGCCACAATTAACAGAATTACGAGTGGGTCAAGGGGAAACATTTGAAGTACTCGTAACGTTATTACAAACTGTCTCAGGCACACCATTAGATATTACACATTACAATATCACTGGTCAAGTACGTGAAAATTATACAACAGATGAAATTGCTACATCATTTAATGTAGCAAAAGTTTTACCATATACATCTGGTAGTTTACGTATTACATTAAATGAAGATCAAACAATAAATCTTACACAACGTAGATATGTGTATGATATTTTAATTACAAGCGGTTCAGGCACCCCAGTAAATCGTCGTATTTTAGAAGGACCACTCACCGTTCGTCCAGCTGCAACGAGATAAAAGATGAGCTTACCAGATATTACTGTTGTTATACAAAAACCAGATGTAGTTGTCAGAAACTTAGGTGGTTCAGGATCATTTTTAAATGTCGCTGATTCCGCAGTAAGTTCTTCTTATGCATTGACTGCAAGTTATGCATTAAATGGTGGTGGTGGAGGTGGTGGTGGAGATGGTGCAACAGGTCCAACTGGTGCAACTGGTCCTCGTGGTGCAACGGGTGTTGCAGGCTCTCCAGGTGGTGCAACGGGACCAACAGGTCCATCAGGTAGTCAAGGTGCAACAGGTATTCAAGGTTTAACAGGTGCACAAGGTGCAACAGGTGTACAAGGTACCACAGGTCCTACTGGTGCGCAAGGACCAACTGGTAGCACTGGTCCACAAGGTATTCAAGGTGTCACAGGTCCAACTGGTGCAATTGGTCCACAAGGTGTAACAGGTAGTACAGGACCACAAGGTATTCAAGGTGTTACTGGATCTACTGGTCCTATCGGTCCACAAGGTGTAACAGGTAGTACAGGACCACAAGGAATCACGGGGCCAATAGGTGCAACTGGTCCGGAAGGTCCAACAGGTGCATCTGGTCCAACTGGTAGTACAGGTCCTACGGGTATTCAAGGTATTCAAGGACCAACTGGTAGTACAGGTCCGCAAGGTGATACAGGTCCACAAGGTTCAATTGGTCCAATAGGCCCAACAGGTCCAACTGGTAGCACAGGTCCACAAGGACCACAAGGTGATATTGGTATTACTGGTGCAACAGGTATCCAAGGACCAACAGGGTCAACAGGACCGCAAGGTATCCAAGGTGTCACAGGTCCAACAGGTCCAATTGGTCCTGGATTAAATATTAGTGGTAGTTTACCAGATACGGGTAGCCTTCCTCCATCGGCGCCAACTGGTTCTGCATTTATTATTGGTCAAGATTTATGGGTATATAATGGAACTTCTTGGGTAGACGTTGGTGATATCTACGGACCATCGGGTTCTACAGGCCCAACAGGTCCACAAGGTACCACAGGTCCAACAGGCCCAATAGGTCCACAAGGTGTAACAGGCAGTACAGGCCCAACAGGACCAGAAGGCCCAACAGGTGCATCTGGTCCATCTGGTAGTGTTGGTCCACAAGGTCCAGTCGGTCCAATAGGTCCAACAGGTCCAACTGGTAGTACAGGTCCACAAGGACCAGAAGGTAACCAAGGAGAAACAGGTCCAACAGGTGTACAAGGTGCAACAGGTATTCAAGGGCCAACTGGTAGTACAGGTCCACAAGGTATAACAGGTCCAACAGGACCAATTGGTGTAACTGGACCAACAGGTGTTGCAGGACCAACGGGTTCAACAGGTCCAGCAGGTACTGCTGGACCAACAGGTAGCACAGGTCCAATTGGTCCAGAAGGACCAACGGGTAGTACAGGACCAACAGGTCCACAAGGTGTAACAGGTAGTACAGGTCCAGTAGGTTTACAAGGTGTTACTGGTTCTACAGGCCCAACAGGTCCACAAGGTGTAACAGGCTCAGAAGGTGCAACTGGTCCAATTGGTGTTACTGGTGCAACTGGTGTTACAGGTTCCACAGGTCCAACAGGTCCAGTAGGTCCAACAGGTAGCACAGGTCCAACAGGTCCACAAGGAACCACGGGTCCAACTGGTGCAACTGGTTTACCTGGTGACATCTATTCTACAACCAGTAGCACATCACTTTCTATCGGAACTGGTTCAAAAACATTAACTATTGCAACGGGACTTGCATATAGTATTGGTCAATCTGTTATTATCGCATTCGATAATAGTAACAAAATGGAAGGTAGTGTTACCTCATACGATAGTGGAACAGGTCAATTAGTAGCTAATATTACAACGGCTACTGGTTCGGGTACATACACAGCATGGCAAGTAAGTTTGGCAGGTGCACCAGGACCAGCAGGTGTTACAGGTCCAACTGGTCCTGCAGGTCCAATTATTGCAGGACTCGTCAGTAGTTCTGCACAATACCCAGGATGGGTCACTAGTTCCGCACAAATTGATTATAACGCAATCACTAATAAGTTGAGTGGTGTAATATCCTCCTCAACTCAGTTTAATGCATTAACTGGTACATCTGCCTCATATTCAGCTACCGCATCGTTGTCTACAGCAGTAAGTGGTGGAACAGAAGATTATATACCACTTTGGTCATCAGCAAATACACTTACACGTAGTAGATTATACCAAACTGGTTCTAGTATTATATTTGGTGGAACGACATTCTATGATGAAACCGCACCAGATATCTTTGGCTTGTACGGTGGTATAACAGACTCATTTAATTTAATCACTGCGCACGCAATAATTGACAACTACTTACAAATAAATGTTCGTAACTTAAGTACAGGTTCTTCTGCATCATCAGATATAGTTGCGGTTAAGAGACTAGGAACAGAAACATCTGGCTTCATTGATATGGGTATCAATGATGACAATTATGTTGGTACGGAAATTTATGATGTTGCGGGTGATGCATACCTTTATACAGTAGGTGGAAATTTAGTAGTAGGTTCTGCAAGTGATACAGGAAGTGTAGTATTATTTACTGGCGGTGATACTCCATCGGATAAAAAAGTAGAATTACGAGCAAATAATTTACACGACATCACTGGTAGTCTTACAGCAACACAAGGATTTACTGGTTCGTTATCTGGTATAGCAACGACCGCATCATTTGCAACAGCAGTTAGCGGTGGAACTACAAACTATATTCCATTCTTTAATACAGCAAACACGTTATTTAGAAGTAGATTATATCAAACTGGTTCTAGTATTATATTTGGTGGAACTACATTCTTTGACGAAACCGCACCAGATATCTTTGGTTTATATGGTGGTCTAACAAATTCATATAATTTAATCACTGCACACGCAACAATTAACAATTACTTACAAATCAATGTTCGTAACTTAAGTACAGGTTCTTCTGTATCGTCTGACATAGTTGCAGTAACACCATTAGGTACAGAAGATTTTGGTTACATTGATATGGGTATCAATAGTGATAACTACGTTGGTAATAGAATTTATGATTTACCAGGAGACGGTTATCTGTATACCACAGGTAGTAATTTAGTAGTTGGTACATCAACCGCAAATAGTAACGTTACTATTTTCGCAGGTGGTGACACTTACGCCAATCGTAAGTTAACATTAAAAGCAAGTAATCAACACGAAATAACAGGTAGTGTAAATATCAGTGGTAGTATATTACCATCAAATGATTCTGTATTTGACCTAGGTTCACCATCATTAAAGTTTAGAAGTTTATATCTTTCTGGTTCTACTTTATATCTTGGCACGCTCGCAATCTCTGATAATAATGGTACATTATCTATAACACCATCGGGGTCATCGACTCTTTCACCTGTATCTGGTGCATTTACTGGGTCGTTCCTTGGTAATTTGATCGGAAATGCTAATACAGCAACAACAGCATCGTTTGCAACCACAGCATCATTTGCACTAAATGCACAAAACGTACCACTCGGTACAGTATCAAGTTCAGCACAATATCCTGGTTGGGTCACAAGTTCTGCGCAAATTGATTATAATAGTATACAAAATAAGTTAAGTGGTGTAATATCTTCATCAACACAATTTAACTCATTAAGTGGTACATCAGCATCATTTGCAACAACCGCAAGTTATGTAGCAGGTGCAGCAAGTGACTGGGCATCATTAGCAAATAAACCAGCAGATATCGTAAGTAGTTCTACCCAAGTCAAGGCGTTCTTACCTGGTGGCACTGTAAGTGCATCGGCACAATATCCTGGTTGGGTAACCGCATCATCACAAATTGATTATAATAATATTACCAACAAATTATCTGGTGTAGTTTCCGCATCAGCACAAGTAGTACCATTACTTCCTGGTGGAACCGTTTCAAGTTCAGCACAATACCCAGGATGGGTCACTAGTTCCGCACAAATTGTGGTGCAAAATACCACTGGTATTGGTGCGTTAGCAACAACTGGTTCAAATACATTTGTTGGTAATCAAGTAATTAGTGGTTCATTAACTACCACCGCAGATACAATGACCTTCAATGGGTCGATGGCCGTATCGGGAACACTTTCATTAACTGGTAGTTTAAATGTATTAAACGGTGGATTTACTGGTTCATTAACGGGTAGTGCAACTACAGCAACATCGGCGTCATTTGCAACTACCGCAAGCGCAGCAACCAGTATAACATTTATACCAGCAACGTCATCATTTGCATTAACAGCAAGTTATGTTCCTGGTGCAGCAAGTGATTGGAATTCTGTAGCAAATAAACCAGCAGATTTGGTCAGTAGTTCTACCCAAGTCAAGGCGTTCTTACCTGGTGGAACTGTTTCAAGTTCCGTACAATACCCAGGATGGGTAACCGCATCAAGTCAAATTGACTATAACTCAATTCAAAATAAGTTAAGTGATGTTGTATCAAGTAGTGCACAAGTTCAACCACTACTTCCTAACGGAACAGTATCAAGTTCCGCACAATACCCAGGATGGGTAACCGCATCAAGTCAAATAGAATTAAATAGTATTACAGGAACCACATTTGCAACAGCAAACTTTACTTTCCCACAAAACTTAACTGTCGCTGGAACACTTACCGCTCAAGAAATACAAACCGAATACGTAACATCATCTATTATTTACGAATCTGGTTCAACTAAGTTCGGTGATACAGCAGACGATACACATCAATTTACAGGTTCATTAAGCGTTCTTGGAACAATTAGTGGTGGATTGGTATTACCAGCAGGAACTGTAACAGCATCATCACAAATTGATTATAACTTAATTCAAAATAAATTAAGTGGTGTGGTAAGTAGTTCATCACAAATTCAACCACTACTTCCAGCAGGAACAGTATCAAGTTCTGGTCAAGTAGATGTTCGTAACACAACTGGTATTTCAACACTTGCAACTACTGGTTCAAACACATTTACCGCAACACAAACAATAATTGGAAACGTATTCTTAAGTTCATCGTTCCCATTAGTTTATAATAACGATAACACTAACAATATGTTGTTTGGGTTCTTTGATGGTAGCTCCATTTACGGTGCATATTATCAAACATTTGGAAATAACTACACGGCACTAAATCAACGTGGTGGTGCAGAGTTTGTATATGATATTAGAAATAATAGTGGTGCAAACTTCCATATCGCATCATTTAATGGTGCAACTTGGACTGAAAAGTTTAGAGTAGATGATAACGGAGCACACGTAACTGGTTCATTGGTATCAACTGGTGGTATTACTGGTTCATTACTTGGAACAGCAAGTTTCGCAACTACAGCTTCATTTGCATTAGCAACCGCAGGAACCGTAGAAAATGCAAATACAGCATCATATGTAGCATATACAAATATTGATGGTAAACCAACACTAGTATCTGCATCATCACAAATAGATTACAATTCTATTACGAATAAGTTGAGTGGTGTATACAGTAGTTCGGCATTCGCATCACCAAACCAAGGTACTGTAAGATTAACATTAAATGGTGTTCAGTTAACTGACGTTGATTTGGGTGTACAAACATCTGATACCCCAACATTTGCTGGAGTAAGTAGTTCAAATCATATCACTCCAACCGCAGATAATACTTATAACTTGGGTGCACCTGATAAGAGATGGGCAAACATATACACGGGTGACTTAATATTATCTAATGAAGGTTCTTCAGGTAATACCGTAGATGGAACAACAGGTAACTGGACTATTCAAGAAGGTGAAGAACATCTATACATTATCAATAACAAGTCTGGTAAGAAGTTTAGATTTATGTTATCGGAGATTAACTAATGCCAATTATAGCAGGTCAGATTACAGGTTCAGCACTTAGTGGTTCGTTAAATTATACGTTCCTATCTAATATTCCTTCTGGAATAGTATCTGGAGCTGCCCAAGTAGCCGCAAATCTACCAGCAGGGACAGTATCAAGTTCTGGTCAAGTAGATTATAACTCAATAACAAATAAACTGTCTGGTGTTGTTTCTTCGTCAACGCAAATTCAACCATTATTACCTGATGGAACAGTTAGTGCATCAAATCAAGTAGATATTACAGCAACTACCAACTACTCGACATTTAGTTCATCGTTGGCAACAGTTGATGCAGGTCAAACCACTCGTATTGATAATCTAGCAAGTTTGACCAGTTCGTATGCAATTAACGCAACTATTCAAGGCCAACTTGCTGGAGTTGCATCAAGCAGTGCACAAGTAAAAGCATACTTACCAGCAGACACAGTATCAAGTTCTGGTCAAGTAGATATTACCGCAACTAGTGGTTATTCAACCTTTAGTTCATCAATTGCAACCAAAAACGATACACAAGACGTATCTATCGGTGCATTAAATGCAGCAACCAGTTCATACGCAATTAACGCAACTATTCAAGGACAACTTGCTGGTGTTGTTTCTTCTTCTACACAAGTTAAACCATTACTTCCTGGTGGAACTGTATCAAGTTCCGCACAATATCCTGGTTGGGTCACTGCGTCATCACAAATTGATGTACGTAATACTACAGGTATTGCAACAATTGCAACTACAGGATCAAACACATTTAATGGTACTCAAACCGTTACAGGTAGTTTATTTACTAGTGGGTCAAATAGTTTAGTAGGAAGCACTACGTTATCTGGTAGTTTAGTTGTCTCTGGTGCAGCAATTACCTCGACTCCAAATATTCAAATTTACGGAGATACAGAATTTACTGGATATGCAAAGTTTAACCCAGTCACCAGTAATATTGATACCTCAATTTCCGCATCCTACATTTATGTTAGTGGGTCAACCCAAGATTTATATTTCTCTCAAAATAGTGCTGGATATAATAACGTTACTCGTTTACGTTGGTTAGAAAGTAACCTCTACACGGGTCTATTAAAGGGTGGAATACTAACAACAACAACAGGATCTACCACGTTTAATATCAGTGCAGGTGAAGGTATTGTTGTAACTCTTAACGCATCAACAACCCAAGACCCATATCCAACAATTAAGTTGGTTCGATGGGACGCAAAAACCAACGTTCCTATTACGTTTTCGGGTTCAGCAAAGATTACCTACGTTGGATTAGATGTTGCAGGTAATGTTATACAACAAGTTGTTCCTTGGGGTAGTACCGACATCAATCAATTTGATACCCAAATCAATTTAGGTGTTATTTTACATTCAAGTGCATCAATATCAACAGGAGCATATAACGCTCCACAAATTTCATATGGAGCTCCGCAAAAGGCGGACGACTTCTTTAGATCATTTGGTCCACTAAAAGTTTCTGGTCACACCTTACAAGCAAGTGGTAGTAGCCCATCACTTAGTATTAAAAAGACCGCTGGTACATCATATCGTGAAGGGTCAAATTATGCAAATAATCCAAACCATCCCAACACGGTCACAGAAGAAAGTGATATTACAATATCTAAGATATATCGTTATTATATCTCAGGATCAACTCCTGTTATTGATACGGGTGCTAGTGGATCAGGATATCCCACTCTCGATAACCAAAACCGCGTTGATACAGCAACGGGGTTATTAACATCAATTGGTTTAAGTAATTGGTCTATTCAACGCGTATTCTGGGTTCCAGGGTCACCAACCAACGCGTTTATTGTCTATTATGGTAACACCGCATACAGCACACTACTCAATGCAGTTAACGCAATTAATACGGAACCATTCACGGAAGCACCAGATACGGCAGCTAATGCTGTATTCATCGGATACATCGTAATTCAAGGTGGTAGTAATCGTGACTTACTAAACGCGACGGATTGTACTATTATTCAAGCTGGATTGTTCCGTAACATTGCTGGTGTTGGATCGGGTGGAACACAACCAGTAGCAACCACGTTAGCAGGATTATCTGATGTCGGTATTAGTAGTCCAGCTATTGGTGACTTGTTGGTATATACTGGGGCAACGTGGAATAATACAAAGTCATTAAATGGTAGTTATTCACTTACTGGTAGTTTAGCAACAAATGATGGTATTACGGCAATAACAATTAATGCAACAGCAGTATCCGCATCACTTTCTGGTAGCGGTGCTGGAGTATTTGGCGTCAACTATAATACCTTATCAAATATTCCAGCAGGTATCGTCAGTAGTTCAACACAAGTTCAACCACTACTTCCTGGAGGAACAGTAAGTAGCTCAGCACAATATCCAGGATGGGTCACGAGTTCAGCACAAATTGATATTACCGCAACAACTGGATATTCTACCTTTAGTTCATCACTAGCCACCGTAGATGCTGGCCAAACCACTCGCATCGATAACTTGGCAAGTCAAACAAGTTCCTACGCAATCAACTCAACAATACAATCGCAACTTGCTGGTGTAGTATCAAGTTCCACACAAGTTAAACCACTTCTTCCTGATGGAACTGTTTCCTCATCAGCACAATACCCAGGATGGGTCACTGCATCATCACAAATAGATTATAATAATATTACTAACAAGTTAAGTGGTGTTGTAAGTAGTTCTGCACAAGTAGTACCATTACTTCCTGGTGGGACAGTATCAAGTTCTGGTCAAGTTAGTTTAACTGCCACCTCAGAATACTCTACATTTAGTTCATCAATTGCAACTAAAAATGATTTGCAAGATGTTTCTATCAACGCACTGAACGCAGCAACTGGTTCATATGCAATTAACGCAACAATACAAGGACAACTTGCTGGTGTCGTATCATCGTCGGCTCAAGTTAAACCATTACTTCCTGGTGGAACGGTATCATCATCTGGACAAGTAGACATCACAGCAACAACCAACTATTCAACATTTAGTTCCTCGTTGGCAACAGTTGATGCAGGACAAACTACTCGTATTGATAATCTAGCAAGTTTGACCAGTTCGTATGCAATTAACGCAACTATTCAAGGTCAACTTGCGGGAGTAGTTTCTTCTTCAACACAAGTTAAGCCACTTCTTCCTGGTGGAACAGTTAGTGCATCAAATCAAGTTGATATCACCGCAACTACGGGATACTCTACATTTAGTTCATCACTAGCAACAGTAGATGCAGGACAAACTACTCGTATTGACAACTTGGCGAGTTTGACCAGTTCGTATGCAATCAACGCAACAATACAAGGACAACTTGCTGGTGTTGTTTCTTCTTCAACACAAGTAAAACCATTACTTCCTGGTGGTACAGTAAGTGCTTCTGGTCAAGTAGACATTACAGCAACTACTGGATACTCTACATTTAGTTCATCACTAGCAACAGTAGATGCAGGACAAACTGCTCGTATTGATAATTTAGCAAGTCAAACAAGTTCCTACGCAATTAATGCAACTATTCAAGGGCAACTTGCTGGTGTTGTTTCTTCTTCAACACAAGTTAAGCCACTTCTTCCTGGTGGTACAGTAACCTCATCAGCACAATATCCTGGGTGGGTAACCGCATCAAGTCAAATTGACTATAATAGTATTCAAAATAAGTTAAGTGGGGTAGTATCGTCATCAACACAAATTGTTCCGCTATTACCAGCAGGAACTATTAGTGCGTCATCACAAGTGGCATTAAATGCTATTACTGGAGTTACTTTTAGTAATTCCTCATTCTATTTCCCAAATAATTTACGAGTTGAAGGAACATTAACCGCACAAGAAATTAATACAGAATATGTTTCTTCATCGATTATTTATGAATCTGGTTCTACCAAATTTGGTGATACAGCTGACGATGTAATGAGTGTTACTGGTTCTATTCGTGTCTTGGGTGGAAATATTAGTGGGTCGTTTATTGGATTGGTTTCTTCATCGGCACAAATAGACTATAACTCTATACAAAATAAATTATCCGGTGTTGTTTCTTCATCAACACAAGTTCAACCACTGCTTCCAGTTGGAACTGTTAGTAGTTCCGCACAATATCCAGGATGGGTAACTTCGTCAACACAAATTGTTTGGTCATCAGTAAACTACAACGGAGGTATCGTCAGTAGTTCGGCACAAGTAAAACCATTACTTCCTGATGGAACCGTATCAAGTTCAGCACAATATCCTGGTTGGGTCACCGCATCAAGTCAGGTAACAATTACTGGTATATCAGGATTGGGTGCTAACGTAGCGACATTCTTGGGAACACCAAGTTCTGCAAATTTAGCAACAGCAGTCACAGATGAAACAGGTACGGGTGCGTTAGTATTTGCAGGAAGTCCAACATTAACTGGTACGGCTACTGCAAATAACATTGTAATGTCTGGGTCGCAATTCTCAGGAATAGTATCAGGTAGTGGATTACAATATAGATTAGTGGTTCCAGTCGGAACTAACCAATACGCAACCTAATAAAAGTTGATATTTTATGGTAAAAAAGGCATCCAGACGGGTGCCTTTTTTCGTTTATTCCGGTATAAAATGATATTTATACGGGGGTGTATACACTTTAGTTTGAGTCTAATATGAGTTTATTAAAAGTCAATAATATCGAACTTGCTACATCTGGTAGTACTAACGTTACATTTAATGACGACGTTACATTCGGTGCCGCAGTTAATATTTCTTCAGGATCTATCACAGCAAGTTTCGCTATTGCAAACGCATCTATCGAAAAAGAAAAACTAACAAATGACGCCAGAGACTTCGTAAATATTCTTAATAAACCAGCAGGTCTTATCAGTAGTTCTGGTCAGTTCGTTAGTGCAATTTCTGGTTCCTCTTTAGAACTTGGTGGTATATTAGCAACGGGTAGTATTAGAACAACGAGTGTATTTAGTGGTAGTGGTGCACAACTATTTGGAATTCCAAACGCAGCATTAAATAATAGTTCTATTACAATCAACGGTGGTGCAGTTTCACTCGGTGGAACTAGAACGCTTACCACAAGTGATATTACAGAAGGAACAAATCAATATTATACTGACGCACGTGTAAAATCAAAATTAGATAGTGAAACCGTAGTCAGTAGTTCTGGTCAAATTAATTATCAAGCTGTAACGGGGCAACCTACAGTTAATACGTTTGGTGGAGATGGTAATCAATCGTTTACTATTGTAAATGGTATTTTTATTAGTGCATCTGGTGGTGCAGATGGTATTATTGTCACAAACGATTCAGGTAACCAACTATTACGTTTTAGAACTGTTGGTGGAACAGTTTCGTCCTCCGCACAAGTAACAGCAGCATTACCTGCTGGTGTAGTATCAAGTTCAACACAAGTTCAACCATTACTTCCTGGTGGAACAGTTAGTGCATCGGCACAATACCCAGGATGGGTGACCGCATCAAGTCAAATTGATTATAACTCAATTACAAACAAATTAAGTGGTGTTGTTTCTACATCAGCACAAGTTCAACCATTATTACCAGCAGATACAGTTTCCGCATCAGCACAAGTTAAAGCATTTTTACCAGATGGAACAGTAAGTGCATCGGCACAATATCCTGGATGGATTACTTCATCTACACAAGTAGTTCAATCATTACCTGGTGGAACTGTATCGGCATCGGCACAATACCCAGGATGGGTTACCGCATCATCACAAATAATTGTACAAAACACTACTGGTATTGGAGCTATAGCAACCACTGGATCAAATACCTTTATTGGTAATCAAATTATCTCAGGTTCTACAACAATTACTGGTGACTTAACAGTACAAGGAACCTCGTCTGTTACGTATGTTACCTCGTCGCAACTTAACGTAGGATCAAATACCATTACACTAAATACTACCGATGTACTTCGTTACGGTGGGTTAACAGTATTTGATTCTGCTTCTGCTGGACAATCTGGTTCACTTCTCTGGGACAGTGTAAATAATGTATGGTTATATGTCCACGCAGGAACCAGTAATACCAGTAGTATATTGATTACAGGTCCGGAAAATACTGGTGCGTTGGGTAGTGAACAGTTCTTAACACCTAATTTATTACCAAAGGCTGGACTAACTGGTGACCACATTGTAAATTCACAAATTAGTGATAACGGAACACAAGTGGGTATCGTTGGTGGGCTAAAAGTTACAGGATCCATCACATCGTCTCATATAGTTCCCGCAGTTACTGATACCTTTGATTTAGGTTCACCAACCTTAAAGTTTAGAGACTTGTATCTTTCTGGTTCAACGTTATATCTTGGCTCATTAGCAATTAGAGATAATGGTGGTGCGTTATCTATTGGACCATCTGGGTCAGCAATTGGAACCAATTCACCTGTATCGGGTGCATTTACAGGATCATTCCAAGGTAACGGTAGTCAATTAACTAATATCGCAAATGCAGCACTTCCTGGTGGTATAATTTCATCATCAACACAACTACCAGCAGGTACAGTATCCGCATCGTCACAATATCCTGGATGGGTCACCGCATCAAGTCAAATTGACTACAACTCAATCACCAATAAACTTTCTGGTGTTTTTAGCAGTTCAACACAAATTGCAAATAATTTACCAGCAGGTACAGTATCAAGTTCTGGTCAAATTAATGCAGGTGCAACAGCAAACTTTGCAACTGCAGTAGCAGCACAACTTGGTACAGTACACTCTGGTAGTTTTATGAGTACCGCAACTACTAATAACTTACCAGAAGGTGTCACTAATCTTTACTACACGGATGCACGAGTAAAAACCAAGATGAGTGGTGATGTTGTTCATTCTGGTAGTTTCCTTGGTACCGCAACCACTGATAATTTAACACAAGGATCAACTAACAAGTATTACGCAAATTCCTTAGTATTAAGTTATATTGACTCACTTTCAGTTCTCAGTAGTTCACAACAAGTTGTCAATAGATTACCAATTGGAACAGTATCAAGTTCAAATCAAATTTCAAACGTATTAGTTACTAGTGCAAGTTACGCAGCAACTGCAAGTTTAGCACTTGGGGTATCTGGGTCACTTGCGGTCAGTACTGATGGATTAAATGAAGGTAGCATAAATCTTTATTACACAGATGCACGAGTTAAGACCAAGTTAAATGCAGAAAATGTACATTCGGCAAGTTTCTTAGGAACGGCAACCACTACCAACTTAACAGAAGGTATTAACTTATATTTTACCAATCAACGTGCGAAGGATGCACTTCCTGGGGTAGTATCATCGTCAGCACAAGTACCAACACTTCTTCCTGGCGGAACGGTATCATCATCAGCACAATATCCTGGTTGGGTCACCGCATCAAGTCAAATTGACTATAACTCAATACAAAATAAATTATCTGGTGTTATATCTTCTTCTACGCAAGTCAAACCATTACTTCCTGATGGAACCGTCACATCATCAGCACAATATCCAGGATGGGTCACTAGTTCAACACAAGTTGTCTGGTCATCGGTTAACTACAACGCGGGTATCGTCAGTAGTTCTGGTCAAGTTCAACCACTATTACCTGGTGGAACAGTATCATCATCAGCACAATATCCTGGTTGGGTAACAAGTTCTGGTCAAATTGATTACAACTCAATTACTAATAAATTAAGTGGAGTTGTTTCATCATCCGCACAGACAGTTGCATTAATTGCATCACAAGATATCGCACCGGCAACAGTAAATGCAACAACGATAAACGCATCTATCGTAACAGCATCAAACTTAACTGCAAATCAAGCAGTATTTACAAATGGTAGTGATGGATTGGTCAGTAATGCAATTACCGGAACTGGTAATGTGGTAATGAGTGCAAGTCCAACGTTAACAGGAACATTTACGGCAGATAAATCAATTATGTCTGGTTCACAATTCTCGGGAATAGTATCAGGTAGTGGATTAGAGTATAGATTGGTGGTTCCTGTTGGAACTAATCAATACGCAACTTAATAAGAGGTTTTATTAAATATGGGTCTTAATGAACAAATTCTCGCTGGGGCAGCAGCACTAAAGCGTGAAAATATAATAATTCCAATAGAAACAGCAAGTGTTCAGTATACAGGGTCAATTGAAATGGGCCGTGTATTTGCTATTACTGCTGTGCAAGGTTCCAAAATCTGCCGTATAAGATTATATATGGATTCTGGTAGTCGTAATGACGGCACGGAATTAGCAAGACCATTTATTTCGCAAAGTATCCCATCGGCAATTAGTTTAATAACAGATATTAGTTTAGATAACGAATCGTTATTTCGTTTGGCTCCTCCTGTCTTTGGGGTGAACCTTGACAATCCTATTAAGAGTAGTATATATTACACTATTGATTCCAGTTCTGGAGCAAATCTAGATGCTGGAGATAAAATAACACTTACTAGATTTTTGATGGAAGATCCTGCGGTAAGTAATTTAGTAGGAGTAGATACACACAAGACATTAATTATTAGTGCATCGGGATTAGCATCTGGTAGTCACAGAACTGGTAGTATTAGTTCACCACGAACATATCTAGCATACGCAGTGGAACCAACAGTTGCACCTATTAGATTACGACTATACACTAGTCAAAGTTATAGAGACGATGTTGGTGAAATTTCTAGGTCATTTACAACAGAACCATCACAGAGTAACGGACTTATCGCTGACTTTTATATGGAAGATGTTGCAAAGACACCAATGACACCTATACTCATTGGTAGAAATGATGCAGATTTATTAAATCCAGCATTATTGTCGGCAGACCAAATAACATATTACACAATTACAAATGGATCTGGCACAGGAACCATATCAGGATCGGTTTACATATTTTCATTAGAGGATTAAAGTTATGAGCGTACAAATGTTTCGTGAGTTACAAGAACTAATTGATACGGCACAACATATAGTTATCGCTGTTATTGTGGCCGAGGGGTGTGAAAATTACAAGGGTAAATTCTTGACTGATTTGGAAAATCAAATCAAGGGTCAACAGAACCCAGTACATTTACACACCATTTGTTATCGTGAAGAACCAATTATGTTTCCACGCCCAATGACACAAGCGGTGTATTATTTCGCACCAAAAAATTATACACCACTTTTTTATCGTCAAGGTGCAAGAGCGATGGACGCACCAATAGATATTGTAACGGCCATCAAAATGAGGCAGGGGATGTCCTATGCAGAGGCTGCATACGGTGCGGATAAGATGGAAAGTTACGAACGAACAGAAAATTTGGTAAAGAACGAAGATACATCAAAGTTTCCTTCATTGTTTCAACAAGCACGTAATTTTGCAAAAGAAATGTGGCACGCAGGTAAAAATGCAGCAGTTGGATTACCTGTATTAGTAGATGCGGATATTGCATACAATAGATTTGAAACGTGTCGTGGTTGTGAATTTTTAACACAAGATAGTTTTCGTTGTGAAAAATGTGGGTGTTTTATGAAAACAAAAACACAAATTGCAACTTCTTCATGTCCAATTGGAAAATGGCACGCTATAACGCAGTAAAAACAAAGTAGACAACTTGTTGGTGAATATTTATATTAGAATACTATGTTAAGATTTTTTCCGTATAGAACATTTAGTTCGTCATTTGCATTCACGGGGTCCGCAGCACAAACTGCATCATTCGTGCTGTCTGGAACCACCGCATCGTTTTCACTAACTGGTGGTGGTCCAACTGGTCCTGTTGGGCAAACGTCGGTAGTACAAGGTATTACAGGTGTATCAGGACCAACAGGTATAGGTCCAACAGGTCCACGTGGCACCACAGGTCCAACAGGCCCAAGATCAGCAACAGGTCCAACAGGACCAACTGGTATTACAGGACCAACTGGCGCTACAGGAGCAACTGGAGCTGCATCAACTGGTCCAACAGGACCAATAGGAGTTTCAGGTAGTACAGGTCCAACAGGACCAACAGGTGCAACAGGTATTATCGGTATCACAGGTGCAACTGGTCCGACAGGAGCAACAGGTCCAAGTGGTCCAACAGGTATTCAAGGTATTGCAGGGCCGCAAGGTGTTACTGGTGCTACGGGTCCAACTGGTGCAATTGGTGTCGCAGTATCAGGTATCCAAGGTCCAACAGGTGTAACAGGGCCGTCAGGTCCATTTGGTTCTTCTGGTCCACAAGGTACAATTGGTGTTACAGGTCCAACAGGACCAACAGGTGCACAAGGAACCGCATTTACAGGGCCAACAGGTGCAACAGGTGCAACTGGTGCTACGGGTCCAACAGGAGCTGTGGGAGCTACTGGTCCAACTGGTGCGAACACACCATAATAGAGAGAAAGTGTTATGACGTTTAAATTTTTTCCGTTCGGTGTACCAACTACTAGTTCGTTTGCAATAGGAGTCGGAGTAACAGCTACCGCATCTATTGCAATTAATAGTGGTTCTGCGTTCTCTACGGCGTCATACGCACTGGGTGGGTCCACGGGTGCCACAGGTCCAAGTGGTCCGCAAGGAGCAACAGGTCCAACAGGTCCAACGGGTCCAACAGGCATTTCTGGATCAACTGGTGTTTTGGGTACTTCTGGTTCAACAGGACCACAAACGTCAGGGTCAACAGGTCCGACTGGACCAAGTGGTATTACTGGAGCAACAGGTCCAACAGGACCAACTGGTATTACGGGTTCTACGGGTGTAATAGGTATTACAGGACCATCTGGTATTCGTGGTGCAACAGGTGCAACTGGAGCAACAGGTCCAACAGGCCCAACAGGTAGTGTTGGTATAACTGCTGGTATCATAGGTGTATCAGGTGTTACAGGCCCAACTGGTTCATCTGGTCCAACTGGTGTACAAGGAAGCACGGGTCCAACTGGTGTGGGGCCAACTGGAGCAACAGGTGCAACGGGTCCATCTGGTTCAGCAGGACCAACAGGACCAGTGGGACCAACAGGAGCAACTGGTGCAATCGGACCATCTGGATCTTCTGGTCCAAATACATTCGGAATAGTTGGTATAACTGGAGCAACTGGTCCTACTGGTGTTATCGGACCAACGGGACCACAAGGAAACGCTGGTCGAGCTGTATTTTTCATAACAGGATCATGTAATCAAACACATTCCGATATCACCGTTCCTCACAGTGACGTTGCAGCAAGTCATACTGATATCGCAGCAGCACACACAGATACTACCATTAATGCATCACATAGTGACATTGTTACCACAACACCAGCATCACATACAGATAATACTACACCATTCGTAAATACGACTATTAACGCATCACATAGTGACACAACAATTAATGCATCACATAGTGATATTGCGCATAGTAATATTACAATTAACGCCGCACATACTGATAATACCACACCATTTAATAATATCGCATTTACTAATATTGCAAAATCACATACGGATATTTCACACAGCAATATATCACATACGAATATCGGAGCAGCACATACAGATAATACTACACCATTTAATAATATCGCGTTTAGTAATATTGCATTCACAAATACCACTATACCATTTAGTAACATAGGATTTAGTAATTCGTATACTCCACATTCAAACATTGCTAAAGGTGCAGTTCATAAAGACGATTACGGTCCACCAGCACATACAAATAGTACAACACCACATAGTAATATTGCATTCTCAAACACAGGATTCTCTAACTCGTATACTCCACATACAAACGTGGGTCATACGGATATTGCGTTCTCTAATACAGGATTTAGTAATAGTTATACTCCACATACTAATATTGGTTCAGCTCACACCAACACTACAATCAACGCATCACACACAGATAATTACACGGCACATCAAAACGTAGCGCATGGAGATATACCGTTCGTGAATAGTTATACACCGGCACAATGTTCGCAATGTCCTGGTGGAGATCCGTCTGAATGTGATTCGTTCTGTGAATGTTATCCAAACTGTGGTTGCTTCGGTAATACGTGCATCGGTATATAATAAATGTTTATAATAGGGAATAAATAATGCCAGGTCCAACACATACAAATATAGGCCACTCCGATATAGCGTTTGAGAATGTCTACGCTGCGCATACTGATTTTACACAAAATCCGGCACACACTGACAATACCACACCATTTAATAATATTGCAGCAGCTCATACCAATATCGCTCATAGTAATCAGGCATTTCTTAATACTTCATTTAGTAATATAGCAAAATCACACACCAATGTATCACATACAAATATTGGGCATACAGACGGTACGGCAGCACATACAGACAACTATTCACCAGCATCGCATTTAGATAATACTAGTGCACACTCAAATATCGCAGCAGCTCATACAAATATTGCACATAGTAATATAGCAACATCACACACAGATATATCTCACTCAAATATATCTCATACTAACATCGGTGCATCACACACTGACAATACCACACCATTTAACAATATTGCGTTTAGTAATATTGGGTTCGTAAACACCACTATTCCACATACTAATATTGGTCACACTAATATAGGTGCAGCGCATTCAGATAATACAACACCAGCAGATCACAGCGATATCGCATTTAGTAATATTACGATTAACGCAAGTCACACGGATATTACAATCAACGCAAGTCACACGGATATTGCAGCATCACATACCGATACTACCATTAACGCATCACACACGAATATAGTAAGTACCACTCCAGCTTCACATACCGACAGTACAACACCATTTACAAATAGTACTACACCACACTCAAATGTTGCGGCCGCTCACAGTAACGCATTCCTATAATACACTATGTCGCAATTTTTTCCACTAGGTACACCAACAACTGCAAGTACAGCACTTATCAGTAGTTTAGCATTTACCGCAACGTATGCTGTGAATGTGAATGTGTTGACAGCATCATATGGTCCTGGACCAACTGGACCACAAGGTGATAAAGGACCAACAGGACCACAAGGTGCAACTGGATTGGCAGGGTCAGGTTCTACAGGACCAACGGGCGCAACAGGTCCAACTGGGCTAACTAGTTCAGGTCCAACAGGTCCAACAGGACCGCAAGGTGTAATCGGTATTACTGGTATTACAGGCCCAACAGGTGTCACAGGTTCTACAGGCCCAACAGGTCCAATAGGAATTACTGGTGTAATTGGTGTTACAGGTATTTCTGGTGTAACTGGTATTGCTTCATTTACTTCGGGTTCCACAGGCGCTACTGGGCCAACTGGAGCAACAGGTGCTACTGGTGTGGTGGGTATTACTGGTGCAACTGGTATTATTGGAATCACAGGACCAACAGGATTGACTAATTTGGTGGGCATTACAGGTCCAACAGGTCCAATAGGATTACCAACCACGGGTTCTACAGGTCCAAGTGGTCCACAAGGAGCAACTGGTGTTGTAGGTACTGGTGGTGTTTCTGCAGGAGCGGCGGCATCTGGAGTCATCGGTATTACGGGTATTACTGGTGTACAAGGTACCACAGGACCGCAAGGAAGTCGTGGTGTGGACGCCGAATGTCCAGCAGGATTTGTAACCTGTACGGAAGGGGCTCCGTCATCGGGGTCAAATACATATACAAACCCAAATAGTAGTATATATTCTGTGGTTTGTGCCGCAAGACCAGTAGGTTGTTTAGGAACATTTACGTGTGTATAACGTTATTTTATAAGTAAAGGTATGGAAAATACTACTTATATAGAGGTAGACGTTATGTGGAGAGTTTAATATATGGCTAAAGCACCTGGTAGTATTTGGGTAGATGGTGAAACCTTTAGATTTATTGACGCAACTGGAAACGAGTACTATTACACTGGTACTGCGGGGTCTAGTCCTGCGGGAGCTAAGGCTGGTTCAATTTGGGTAGACGGAAATGATTTTCATTATATTTCTGCTACTGGTGTTGACCGTACAATTGCATACACCGATTTGGGTGTAGCAGCGGGATCAAAACCAGGTTCAGTATGGGTGCAAACCACATTCTGGCAATGGATATCATCGGCAGGAAACGCTCGTCGTGGTCACACCGACGTAACAGCAGCACACACCGACAATACCACCCCAGCATCTCACACAGATATTGCATTCGTTAATACTACAATTAACGCGGCACACACAGATACTACAATCAACGCAAGCCATACAGATATAGCAAAAGCACACACGGATAACACAACACCAAATAGTCACACGGACAACACTACTCCGTTCAATAATATTGCGTTCGTTAATACTACAATCAATGCCGCTCACACGGATAATACAACGAACGCAAGCCATACAGATATAGCAAAAGCACACACGGATAACACAACACCAAATAGTCATACTAACAGCTATACTCCACATAGTAATGTCGCACACACCAATATTGGTGCAGCGCACACGGACAACACTACTCCGTTTAATAATATCGCATTCACTAACACCTATATTGGTAACAGTCACACCAACAGTTATACTCCACACAGTAATGTCGCACACACCAATATTGGTGCAGCGCACACGGACAACACTACTCCGTTTAATAATATAGCATTTACCAATTCATATACAGGTAATAATCACACTAACAATTACACACCACACACCAATATCGGTCACAGTAATATCGGTCATACTAATATCGGATTTAGTAACATAGCATTTAGTAATATTGGATTTACCAATACAACTATCAATGCATCACACACAAATATCAGTCATAGTAATATTGGTGTATCGCATACAAATATCGGTCATAGTAATGTTGGATTTAGTAATTCGTATACAGGATTTGTAAATTCTTACACACCACAAAATCACACAAATTCGTATCAGGGTGGTCCTTCAGCCTAATGCATGAAAAGGAATAATATATGAATC